CCTCTGCACCTTTTGGCCACTCTCCCAATTTGTTCTTAAATTCATATCCATCTTTTTTCAGATTTAATCTCAAATTTTGAGTCAAAAGAGCATTTTCTTTCTTCAACTCTTCTATGATCTTTTCATACTCCGCTATCTTGTTCTTCAAAAAATCTCTTTCTTTTGTAAGCATTTCAATCTTAGCTACAAGCTCATTTTGATCTTTATCAGTCTTCGCAACTTTAAGTTCATCACCTAAATCTACAATCTCTTTGGTCATATTAACAAGCGTATTACGTAACGACTTTAAATCAGATTCAAGTGCAGATTTTTCTTGGGTCAAATCTTTAATCTTTACATCTTTTTCATCAGATGATACTTTCAACTGTTCAGTAATACTATTTAATTGAGTCATATTAGTATACAATATACTCAACTTATTATCATAACTCTTCAATAATACAGATAACTCCGCATTCTTTTGATTTAAATTGGTAATCAATAAACTTTGATTTACAACAATCTCCGTCTGGTTAACAACTTTCTTAGTTAAAGCTTTATTATCTATATTCAATGAACTAAATAATGTATATAATCCAAAAGTTATTAATACAATTACAGCAATTATAACATATAATAACTTTTTATTAGTAAGCGAAAATGTTTGGGGAGAGTTTGTAGATTCCATATATTTATTTTATTATATATATAATCCACCAACATTTATATATTTTTTTTAAAATATAATATCAAAATTACCAAGCCCTACATGACCAATATCTCGCTTTAGTACGTGGACCAGGATTATCACAATTATGTCTCGCTCTAAAGTTTTTTCTACGTGCTGGATTATTCTTTTTTATGGTCATTCTTTTACCTTTAGCTGAAGATCCACCAAATCCAAAATTTACCTTAACCACTTTTCCTTTAGGATTTTTAACATATACTTTAAATTTCTTGACATCACCTTGCATTCGTTTACCAAGGCTCACTTTACGACCCTGATATTCGGCTTCACATAATGGTTGATTATATTCTCGCATGAATTGAACAAATTCTTTTACATCTTGTTCACTTTCAACATCATATTCTTCTATATTGTCGCCATCTTCTAAAGCTTCTTTTCTAACACAATTTGGTACCATTCTCCCACCTTTTGACTTCATACCAATTTGTTTATGAGTATCCCAACACGCCTCTTCAATCTCATTTAGAAGTTCTTTTAACTTAATCATATCTATAAATATATAATTTAATATAAAACATTGTAAAAATGATACTGTCACCTACAACATCATTTTAATTCTATTTTTTATCTACCCCAACATATATATCAAATATGTCTACACAAACAAATACATCCGCTCAAATAAACAATTCTGCTACCGCAACATCTGATAAAAATTCAGCAAGTGTTTCTTATACAAATACCGCAGAAGCTTCTGCAGGCGCAAGTGTAGGAAATAAAAACGCATCAATAGGTGTTGAAACATCAGTTAAAACTGGTACAGAAGCATCCGCTGCCGGTGGACTTGATGGTAACAACGTCTACGCAAACGCAAGTTATAGTAGCGGTACAGAAGCTCACATTGTTGTAGATGGTAAAGTACAAAGTAATGGTGTAGGTGTTGCAGGTACTGCAGACGCTTACGCAGTCAGTGGTACAAAAGCATCCGCAAATGTTCAAGCTGGTGACAAAGGTGTCGCAGTTGGTGCAGAAGGTTCTATTGGTACTGCTGTAGGTGTTGACGCTTCAGGTACAGCAAATGTAAGAGGCGCATCAGTTACCGCAGGTTCAGGAGTTAGTGTAGGTGAACAAGTTGGTGGTGGTGGTTCCGCTCAAGCCACTATGGACAAAGGTAAAGTTACCGTTGGTGTAAGTGGTGACGTTGCAGTATTAGTTGGTGTAAAAGTAGATGTAAGTACTACAATTGATACAAATAAAGTTGTACAAGATGTTAATACAGTCGCAAAAGCAACTCAACCAGTAGTTCAACAAACTACCAATGTAGCAAATACCGCCGTCAAAGAAACAACTAATGTTGTAAATAATGCAGGTAATGCAATTAATGATGGTGCCAAAAAAACAGGCAATGCCTTCAAAAAAGCATTCAGATTCTAAAATGGTACACCCGGCAGGACTTGAACCTGCAACCTTCTCGGTAGAAACGAGTTGCTCTATCCAATTGAGCTACGAGTGCATTGAATTTGTTAGTAGTTATGTTCTCACCAGTGATCACTGAGTAAAGGGAATTGAACCCAACACTTACTAACAAAAATGGTTGGCTATCACGGTACCGCCCCGTGTTCTTTCGATTATCAGTCGAATGCTCTACTATTGAGCTAATAGCCAATTGAAATGGCGAGGTATATGGGTGCTGCCCCCACTATCTTTTCCGTGACAGGGAAATGAGTCTGCTGTTCCTCTTATACCCCAAAAAATGGTAGGGCTCTACGGTAACGATCCGTATTCTACTGGTTAAAAGCCAGTTGCTTCACCGTTAAAGCTTGAACCCCATTGAAATTGGTGGATGCGGTGGGATTTGAACCCACAACCTTTCGGGTAAGAGCCGAATACTCTGATCCAGTTGAGTTACGCATCCATTAAAAATTGTATCTACTATTGTCAACGAACTATAATCATCTTACCACACTTTATCACTTCGTCAACAGCTTTTTTAAAAAACTTTAAACGTTACTTTGTTTCTTTGGATATGGTTGAATTGACTTAATCAATCCACCCAATATTCTTTTACCATCACTAGAATTTTGTCCGGATAAAATATAAATGTACATATGTTTTCCAGTAGCCGTTCTTATTTCAAATGGACTATTAGGATTGGTTCTTGCATCATTTGCTGCATCTTTACCAGTTTCAAAACCATACTTCTTTATTTGTGGTAATCTATACACCCACTTGTTTTCTTTTTTATCCCATAAACGTTTTGTATCTTTACTCTTGCCTAAATAAATTGCATTTGTTGCTTGATATATAGATCCGGTATGTCCCTGTCCACTATCAGCTCTGGTAATAACCACTTTTAATTCGGGATAATCTTGTTTAATCTTTTTATTACCCAAACCAATTACATACGACGCCAAGTTGCTTAACTCAGGTATTTGTTTTGCCTCAGGTTTCAAATATAATCTCAATAATTCAAATACCTCATTCTTTTGCAATAAACTGTTGCCCTCTGCATCTACAGCTATTTCTTCATAATCTTGTGGCTTGGTGGTTTGTCCATAAACAATCACTCCTACCATATCCACATTACCATCTGGCTTCTTGTACATCACACCATAATTAGCAGCCACCGCCGTAGGATATGTCTTTAAATAATGCTGCTTAATAAAATTCAATACTTCAGATTTACTCTTGGGTTCCAAATATACACTATCTTTCAAACCCTCCAACATTAAGTATTTCAATTTAATCATATGATATAAATATAAAACTTTGAGGATTTCACGGCGAGCTAATTAAACTCAACGACATCATTTTTAAGTAACGTCTTCCGTTCCACATTAACACGTTAACCAAAGGGAATCGAACCCCCGTGATGTGTCTCTCTCATCGTCAAAAATGGCCCGGCAGGTTGGTAACGCTCCAACATCTCGTCCTCTTCAGGGACACGCTAATCTATTTCATCTACTACCGGATCTTAAATCTATTGACAAGTCAAAGGAATCGAACCTTTTCGGAACAGAGTCGCCTGCTCCTTTACCACGCCCTGCGCACTAGCACCTGTCAAAAACTGAATTGGTGTAGCCTCTACTACACTTGGCCATTACTATGTTGACCGAGTTCACTCGCTCCAAGTCTAACGACTCAATTCAAAAAAAAATGGTGGGGTATGTAGGTAATGCTCCTACCCAGCCCGAAGGCAACGGTTTTACAGACCGTTCTGCGTCTTTATCAGTATAATACCCCAAAAATTATATAATGTATGATGAACAATGAAATTATTTAAATCTCTTAAGGCACTTTATGTTCATACTATTGCAATTTGATCAACTGCCTAACCCTTAATCAGCATACTCCATACATCATATAAAAAATTAAAAGGGACTTTCATCTAAACTTTCATCAGGATTTCACACGGGTCAAACAATTTCGAACTTGCTTATCTATCTGACTTGTTTTTTATCAATTACTAGTCCCACTTGAAAATGGCTCCAGAGGAGGGTTTCGAACCCCCAACCCTGCGGTTAACTTTGGCCTTGTGAGATTTGCACTCTCTATTAAATAATACTTTATGGCCCACAGCCGCATGCTCTACCATTGAGCTACTCTGGAATTGAAAATGGCTCTCGGAAAAGGAATCGCACCCTTATCATTCGGGTAACAACCGAAGGTAATACTATTATACGATCCGAGAATTAAAAAAATGTTTACTGGATTTCACTATGCTTGTTCCACCTACTAATTATAACCTCGTCAGATTATAACCTTCAATGTCTATCAGTGTCAATACATTACTTACTACTTCAACTATTGATTCAGATTCGAACTGAATTACTTCTGCTCATATGCAGTTGTTTTACCAATT